CAATAAACCCGCCGGGCGGATACAGGGTAGACAATGCACTACTACCTAAACCGAGTTCAGTTTTAAGGTCTCGGTCTAGTTCCGAATATCTCCGAGCATAGGTATTTATGTCTGGGCCATCATAGAATTCTGGTTTGATTGGATGACAGACCGAGTTCTCAGCAGCACCGCCGTGTTTCGTACCCATGTCAACGATTCGGCGCATCTCATTTTCACCAGTGTAATGATCTGCCATGCCTAGTTGTTCTCGTACGAGCATCCTGTTGGATTCCTCGGGACGGTACATCTCTCTGTATGTATAACGAAATCTTTCTAGAATCTCAAGCACTCTGGGATTCTTTATTTCAAATTTTTCTAGACTCATAGAATATCGAATTCACTAAACCTAAATGTCGCATCAAAAGTAATAAAGGAGGTATCCCCCGATGTTGAGGTGAACTCTATCCCGCCAATCTGTGTAGGTATGCAATTTCTATATCGAATACTCTTATTGGGATTGTTATGACTGGACAGTATAATCAATGTTATATCATTATATAGTTTGGAACTGTCAGTTTCAGATATTGTTCTTTCCATCCAAGATTGCATTTCTTTGTATGCGGTCATGTCTTCATCAACAATCAGATTAATTGTTAATTCTGAGTATGATATTTTAGAACCTATAAGCGGAAACGACATAAGTTTAGGCAGGGGTAAGTCTAATGCATCAACATTTGCGCCGGGATGTGCCACGCTTTGTGCAAAGAACTCTAAGTTAGCGTAGTTATCTTTGTTGATAACGACTCGGAACCCACTAGGCTGCAAGAAGTTTTTATTTGGTGTCAGACTCATGATCTATCCTCTATTAAGACCCTTCTATTTATATGTGCCATAAATGAAGGCCAAAAAAAAGGGACTCCGAAGAGTCCCCAAAATGATCGTTAAAACGATTCTTTTTATATCTTATGCGAGGATGTTGTCGACGCGGAAGATACGGTAGTACTGGTTAGTACCGGCAGCAGCAAGACCATTGGAAGCAGGTGAAGCACCTACGAATGGGTTAGACGCCATACCATAACGAGTCTTGAACCCGATACGTGGTTGGAAGTCATTCTCACCAACAGCTTTAACCATCTGTAATGGAACGTATGGGCAGTAGAATACACCTGCGTCATATGCGTTAGTGCCCTTGTAACCTACAGTGATGTAGTCAACAGCAGCATATGGATCGATGTAAACTTTCATACGACCATTGATAGTACCAGCAAAAGTGTTACCAGTGTCATCAACCTGAAGGTTTGTAGACATTGCTGGAGTGTAATCAAGCATACCAGAAGCAGCAAGAGCAGTAGCAACGTCAGAAGAACAGATAACTACGTTACCCTTACCACGACGTGTTTCTTTAGCAATTACGTTAGCTTCACGATCCAACTGAACAACTAGACCCTTGAACTTCTCAGCAGACCAACGTCCGTCAGCGTCAGAAGAAAGGTCGAAGATGCCAGGAAGAGCAACGTTAGACTGTTGTGCACCAAGTTTGGCTTGTGAGTTGATTGTACGAATTACTTCACGGTTGATTTCCGCTAGGATTTCAGTTGAAAGAATGTTCGCTAGTTCTGTTTCTGCGTCAAGACCGTGAATTGCTTTCAAGTCTTGTGCTAGTTCTAGAGAGTATTCTGCTTTCAATGCACGTGATTGCGCAGTTACTGTAGCCTTCTCAATAGTGAAACCCATCTCTGCGAATGCACCACCAGTGTTGCCAAGTGCTTCAGCCAGGTTAGTGTCGATTGCCTTACCAGCAAGGTCAGTGTCGCGAGTTGATGCAAGAACACCATCCCAACCAGAAAGACCAGAACCGTCAGCGTCCTTAACAGAACCGTCGCCAGAGAAACCAGTTTTAGCTTCGTCGAAGAATGCTTCTGGTTTAGCAGTAGAACCGCCTTCGTAACGTGATTTCATCGCGAAGATGAGACCAGTTGGGCCTGACATTGGCTGAACGCCACATACGTCATATGCCATTAGGTTAGGCATTGCACGACGTACTAGAGAGATCAAAACTGGATCCCAAGTACCGATAGAACCAGTGCTGTTACCGGCAGTTTCAGTTAGTGAACCGAAACCAGCGTGTTGAGCACGTTCTTCCATCATTGCTTTTTCTTGGTTTTCCAAGATTGCAGCAGTTACTGCACGGCGTTGATGATCAACGATTTTGCCCGCAGATTCTTCGTTAAGAACTGGAGCCCATTTTTCAATTAAACGATCGAAAGATTGCATTGTTTTATTCCTTATTTTTTAGAAGTTTTACGTAGAGCATTGATGTAGCCTTCCATCATAGATGAAACTTCTACTTCTTCGTCAGCATCCGTTGATGCTGATTCTTCGATTTGCTCTGGGATTTCTTTAGAAAAGTATGATTCCTTGATAGTAGCGATTTTCTTAGCGAAAGATTCTTCGCAATCAAAATCTACTTTTTCAACGAGTTCTTTTAACTTTTCCGCTTGGGTGTCTGCAAGACCACGTGAAGCTTCAGCAATAATAGTATTACGCTTGTAAGTTTCAAGTTCTTCTGCAAGTTGAATTGCGTCGCCAGTAGTAGAGTTTAGTTTTTCTTCTAACTCTTCAACTTGTGATGCTAATTCGTCAACTAGGTCAACCTTGGAGTCTGGAACGTCAACATAAGATTCTACGAATAGATCTCTCATTGATGACATAAAGTTTTCTGCGATCTCGGTACGTAGACCGTTTTGAATCGCTAACTTGTTATCTTCCATCCAAGTTTCAACTACATAGTTTAGGTAAGAGTCCACTTTTCCTACGAGGTCAGTCTTGATAGACTCAACTTCTTCAGATAGTTCTTCTTGATATTGTTCTTCGAGACGTGCAACTTCTTCGGACAACTTGCTTTTAACAGCAGCTTCGAAAATGATTGCAGTTTTCTCTTTGAACTCTTCGGATAGAGTTGCTTCGCCTTCGACGATAGCCGCAAGAGCAGACTTAGTGTTAGTCTCTTCTGCTACTAGGTCTTCTAGGTCAACACCTTCACATACCTTGGCGTAAGCTGCTTGCAAGTCAGTCTTCTTCATTTTTGAAGCAGCCTGATACATTGCATTCAACATTCCCGCTTTGGTTTTTGGTGAAGAAGCTTTGGTGGTCGCATCTGCCGCCTTATCTACAGAAGCGATTGAGTCGTCTTCTGAAGGTAGTTTGGTTTTTGAGGCCGCAGAACCTTTAGGCTCTGTTACTTCACCGAGAGTTTCCTCCACGATTTCGTTAGTATCAACATCAGTATCGCGGATTTCAACTTCGACTTCTTGTTTAAGATTAGTCATAGATGACTCCTTATAGTTTAGATTTGATTAACGAGAGGAAATTCTTAAACTCACGAATCTGCACTTCTGGACGAATTGCAGCGGGTGCTTTTTTGATTTCAGTCTCTATCTCTTCAATTGCTTGAGGTGTAAGAACACCATTATTCCAGATCCAATCTACGCCTTCCATTATACCATTAACGAAAGCATCAGGCGCACTTGGGTCTTGTACTATATCGATAGTACTAAGAATAAAGTCGTCTTTGACGTAGTTCACGCCATTTCTTGTCTCAAGACTTCCCATACCACGAGTTGACACGCCTAGTTGAACACCACCTGCGAGAAGACCTTTTACAATCTTTCCCATCGGAGTATCCAATATTTGTGCCCTTCCAATCACATTATTACCTTCTAATTTAAGATCAGTAATAAGGTGTGAAACTTTGTCCAAGTTAACAGTTGGGCCTTCAGGATGATTTAACTCACCTACAGCGCGCTTCTTACTAACTTGTTCCGTAACGTACTTGTTTACCGCTCGTTCCATAATGGCTTTCGGGTAGACACGTCCGTTTCTATTCTTTTGATCAGCCTGTGCGAATACACCTTCAATAACATAGTTCTTCTCGCCATTTTCTTTGGCTTCAACAATGCATTCCAGATCCGTTTCTGTAAATTCGCTTATCAGCTTCATTTCATTTTTCCTAAGGCCTTTAAGACCTGTTTAGCAGTTGACTCTGCTTCCTTTTGCGTTTTGAAAACATCCACTCGGTCACCATCAATTACAAGCTCGAATCCTTTCGAATTTTTGGTGATAGTTACCGGATAACCACCCATCTTCATAGCGAAGACTTTATTTTCTCTTAATTGATTAAATGTTTTCATTGTGACCTCTTTCGTATTATTTATACAAAAAAATGTTTTAAGAGTATAAACTCTTCGTACTACCCCATTTTTGTTCGGCATATATCTTGCCATTACCTACATATGGCGTAGATCTTACAGAATAATGACGGGGGATAGTGTAGTAAGAAGGCCAGATAGTCAACTTATGTTTCTCTTTATCAGGTACAAACTGAGAAAGGAATTCATTTCCCGTGGATTGCCACGGTTTCAAACTGAGTTGATCCGGAGTTAATTCATGTAATGTATCTATCAATAATTTAACGAAGGTATTTCCCGCATTACAAGCTTGCACCGGAGATATCCAATTCGGTGCAAGATGTTCGTCCCTATCATTTTCGTATATTGAGTATGCATAATCTGGAGGACTTGTGAATACCTCGTCCATATTGTGATAGCATATCGCATCCGCTGGAGGTAGAAATCCGCCGTCTTCATACAACAGTTCGTATCGTATAAGATCGGCAACTCCTGCCCAAACCTTCTCAACATAATACTTGTCGATAAGATGTTGATTGTGCCACGTGCGTGACTTTAACATCTCATCTGTAAATATACTATAATCCCAATCCGGATGTTTTTCTTTCCAACTAGGCATCCACTGAGTAGGTGGTTCATATGGGCCAATCCATATATGAACCATCTTCTTAGTCAAGTTCATTAGTCGAAGTCTTCTTCTTCATCGTCGGCCCAGGCGGCCCCGGCGGTTTCTTCAGAATCCGACACATCATCTTCATCGTCTTCATACGGTGTTTCACCATTAAAGATTTGACCCGCGACGGCTATTTTTTCTGCGTCCAAAGTGGATTGCACTTTATCCGACAACATATCATTAAATAGTTGTTCTGCCGCTGTGAAGTTTCCGGTTTGTAGAGCATTGACGAAGTCTAAACCCATATCTGTTGTATTATCTAATTCACTCATGTTATACTCCTAAATCATCATCGCCACCAGATTTGGCGTTTTCCGCTTCAACCTGTTTACGCATAGTTTCGATGTCGTCATCATTAAACATCATTACATTTTTCATAACCCACTCGCGTGAGAAATATTCGCCCACATACTGTGAGATCTGATCCATAGTTTGTAAACGTTCCCGCAATAACTCTGCGTCCTTCAACTCAGAGAAATGATTGTCGCGAGTATAGTCCACATGGATCTGATTCTTCCAATCTTCCCAATCTTGTTCGGTACATACACCTTTCAGGAGTAACTGTTTTTTCAGAATACCCAAGAACAATTGTGAAAACTTTTGACGTAGCCTGTCAATGAACTTCTGGAATTTTACTTCGTCGCGACCAATCTCTGTGGTGCGACCTAGACTAAACTGCGATTCCTGTTCTAGTCTATTTAGAGGTACGTTAAGTGACCGGTACAGTTTCTTCTGGAAGTAGATGATGTCATCTATCTGACCAAGGTTCTCTCCGCCGGGCAATGTACTGATCTCTGTACCACGACCACCTTCGCGTCGAGGCAACCAGAAGTCTTCTAACATAGACATGTGTTTGTTACTGTCTTTAACCTCACCACTATTAGCATCATACACGATCTTATTGCGATACCGAGCCATGATGTCTTTAATGTGTTGTTCAGCTTTACCCTTCGGTAAGTTGCCCACGTCAATATAGAAGATACGACGTTCAGGCGCACGTGACATACGATAGATAACTAGAGAGTCTTCCATCATACGCAACTGATTGACTGGTTTTATTGCTTTGTGTAGATATGATAATACGCGTCTCTTCGAGGGGTCTAATAGTCCCGAAGTAACATATGAAATAGAATCTGGGGTAAGTTTAACGCCATTGTTAGCACCGGCAGTTTCTTGAAAGATGTAGAAGTCTTTGGTCTTATCAACTATCTTTGCGCCTGTCTTTGCATCTTTCTTATACTCGATCTCTTTTACTTTGCGAATCTTTGTCGCATCGATAGGTCGAATTTCTATAATACCCGCTTTTAAATTGGACTCGTTTACCACTAGATGATGGTACAAACGACCATCTATGTACCATGCCTTGAATATGTCATGACCATATTCTTCGAAGTTCAACATCGAGGTGATGTTGTCAAATTCTTCGGTGATGGTTTTCTTGATCTTTTCCGGAGCCTCTACTTTATCTAAGTTGATAGATATCGCAGCTTCGAGTTCACCGGCAACAATACCCTCATTAATAATATCTTCAATAGCAGCGTCACACTCGGGGTGTTCGGCAATACCGCGATACTTCTTAATAAGTTCTTGGTTGTCTTTTGCAGCAGTTCCTTCCATGTCAACATATTGACCAAAGTAAGAACCTGAAGCACTGACATAACCAGCTCCGTCTTCGTCTACTTTTGGTACAATAGATGGGGTCTTTTCAACTTCCGTTGTTTTGAGTCGTTTTAACTCAAAACCAAATGCTTGAAAAACATTGTTATTATCTGCCATATATCCTCACATTAAGATAGACGGGGAGTAAGTCTCCCCGTCATACCTTATTTATATCATGATTAACTAGTTGTATTGGATTCCCAATACTGTACTTGGAACTCTACTGTAAACTCTTCGATAGTTTCAGTGTCGTAACTAACAGCAATTTCTGACATGTTAGTTGGGAAACAACCACGGAAGTTATAGGTCTTTAGTACAGAACCGTCTTTATCCAACTGTTCTACGATTAGATCAGATTGATATGTTACTGGATTGGTAAGTCCGGTGTTTGCGCTATGTGCGCTAATACCATTCATCCATTTTTCCATTGCGTCTCGAACTTCGAAACCTGTGTCATTCAAAACAGTGACTGTCCAAGGTTCGAACGTACGGTCTCCAGCAAGTTTCAAAATACGACCACGGAATGGTACTTCAATCGGTGCAATGACTGATGCGGGAAGCGCAGCTGTCTTACACATGAATGATGTTAGTTCTACGTTACCACCCGCATAGAATGGAAAGTTAAGAGTAGCGCGGAATAGATTACTACGCGCACCGCCACCCTTTAGTTTGGCTTTAAAATCATCGACTCTTAGTGACATTATATATCTCCTTATACTGTGCCGACGACTTCTTCAAACTCAACACCAGTTCTGACAGCTACGAAGTTTAAAGTTACGTAGTTGATTGAACGTGCGGGTTTGATGAAAATCGAAGCGACAAATTCGTTACGGTCGACAACAGCAGATGTGTTGTTGGTTTCGTCACAAACTACTTTAAAGTCTGTAATTCCACGACGACCTTGGACTTCGCGGAGCAGAGGTTCGACGATGTTAACAAATTCAGCACGAGTAAACTCATCGTTGAATTCGAACATAACGTTCTTACCAGCTACCGTGATAGCGCGTTCTAATGCAAGGAATAGACGACGTACGTTAATACGGTCGAATGCGCTTGGACGTTTCAAGAAGGTTTTATCACCAAAAAGAATTACGCCTTGGCCAGGGATATTTGCAATAGGGTTGACACCTACTTTGTATAGTGTATCGCGATCCGATTTGCTAGGGTTAAGGACAATATCAGTAATACCCAAGTAAATGCCACGACGCGAACCAGCTGGAGAGAACCACGGAGCTGAAGAAATATCAGACGCAGCCATAACACCGGCAGTAGATGAACATGCTGGAATCTTGATATACTTGTTATTGTACTTGTCAAAAATCTTGACAAAGTTATTGTCCATAACTAGGTATGAAGAAGAAGGTAGCGCATTTGCAAGTTCGACGATTTTGCCTACCGGAGTAATGTCGGTCATTGCTGCAGCGTGTGGAGATGCGACTACTACGCAATCTTTGCGTTGTTCGGCAATACCAACTAAGTGACTGATAACAGTATCAGCAAGTTCTAATGTTTCTGACTTAGGCGCGATTAGGAAATCGACTACGACAGTTTCGGCATTCAGGAACAAGTCAAATGCATTTGTGACACTAGATGTAGATAACGCAGAAGAATCTTTACCACCGCTCATCGGTAATGTTGCAGTCGTGAAAGATTGTACATAATCGTATACAGATCCGTCTACTGGAGGTACTCTGCCTGCATTTAAAGACCAAGTAGCGTCAGCCATGAAACCGGCGAACCAAACATATGGTGATTGGTTGTCTAGTACATCACCGATGTAGTTCTTAGCACCTTCGTCGGTCAATGCGCCTTTAGCGACTGATACGAATGAGAATGTTTCTAGAACGCCATTTGGAGTACCTGCGATTTCACCAGTACGGTCTACTACGACAATATGAAGTTCGTCGTTAGTTGCATTGCGGTCTGAGGCCCAACCAGATGTGCCTGGAGCTCCGTCGAAGTATTGACTGTATCCCCAATTGTCAAAATCGTTTGTGCTGCAAACTGAAACTGTTAGTGCACTACCAAGAGCGCCAGCGTATTTTGCAATGAATGAACCGCGACTAGTTGGAGTCTCACCTTCTTCGGTGAAAGTTCCTTTAACACTTGTTTCCCAATGATCGGAATTCTTAACTAGTGGTTGCTTAGAAGTATCGACTACGTCAGATGGTGAGCCGTCAGGCAGCGAAACCATTTCCGGATCAGTAGATGCGTTTTTAGCACCAACGTGAGCCCGAACTGCATAGAGTGAACTTGAATATTTTAAAAAATATGCTGCGGACATGAAGTCCACGGCAGTCTCTTCTGAAGGTGAACCAAAAGTGGATACGAGACTTGTCTCATTTGAAACAAGAGTTCGTTGTTCTATTGGGCCCCAACGGAAGTTTCCTACTACTGCGCCTGTAGAAGTTTGAACGTTTGGTACAACACCAGACAGATCAATCCCACGTACAGTTACAGCAGGAGAAGCAGATGGGTTTGTGAGTGCCATAACTCTTTCCTTTTAATCGGTTGCGAATGATAAGTTAAACATAATACGTATAATTTCTTCAATGTAACTATTTATAAGAATATTAATTTCACCAATCTTCATTGACTAGTCGTTCTACTGAGATGTCGTGCCAACCAGCATTCAAAGGGTCTGACATATCAACGGCTTCATTATACGCTATACCGTCGTCTATAATGCCAAACGGAGGAACATCATCTTCTATCTCTCGCATTCTTTGTTCGAATAACATTTCTTTAATGTTGACATCGCTGACATCACCGAATGATTGAGTCCCTATAAAGTACCCAAACAACACCAAGTTCATCATTAAGTCATCGTGGTTACCGTCCGAGGCCTCGTAAGATATACCTCTTCCCACGAATGTCGAAATTTCCATGATAGTATTTTCATCGACAATATTGATCTTGTGGGCCTCGATCAAATCTTTGATTGCAGAACATCCCATTCGTTTGACTTTCTTATCCATACGAATACCGATCGAATCTGCTTTGATTGCCGACTCTAGGTGGATGTTCTCATACTCTAAGTCTTGATATAGTCCAACACACACAAGCATGCCTTGGTCATTGTTCTCAATAACAACATACGCTTCATTGTATAATGTGCCGTACTTGTATAAGATGTTGGGGTATAGTATGGGGGATATTCTATTATTACGATATACACAAACCTGTTGAAATGGTTGTACGGATACGTCGATAATATTAAATGTGGAATAATCTTGGCCACGGCCTTGACAAACGTCAACAATCATGATATACTGATGATCAGTCTTAGGGTCTTCGTAGACCAATAGGTCTCCGCCCTCAAGTCTTCTCGCCGGTTCTCTAGCCCGTAAGTCTAGAAGAACTCTGCCCTCGATAAGGGTATTGCCCGTACCAAAGAAAGTATTACCAAATTCTTGGTCAAACTGTAACTGAGAAGTATTCGCGATAGTTTGCGCTTTCCACTTCTCATCTCTGCCGGGCACATCCCACCAGTCCACGCGGAATGGTTTATAAGCATTGATACCCTGTACAGCACCTTCCCATATCTTCTGGAAGGTGTTACCAATACCGTTTGCGGTAGAGGTGATAATTACTTTGGTGTCCTTACCGGACGAAATTACAGGATAGGTTGATGTATAGAACTCTGATGCATTCTCTACGAACGCGAACTCATCTAGGAATAGAAGGTTGACCGACATACCACGAATAGAAGAACCGGAGGTTGCTGCAGCGATGATACGAGAGTTATTAGAGAACTCTATCGATCCTTTGTTGAGTGCCTTACAGCCCGGCTGTAGAAAGAACGGGAGGTTCTCCAACATGAGTGTGACACGAGACAACATCTCACGGGCAGTCGCACCTTTGTTCGCAAGGATTGCAATTGTTTTCTCTGGGTGGAACACGGCATACCACAAAAGGTAACCTACCGAGGAGATGGACTTACCGGACTGCCTACA